AATGTTTACAAAGTCTCTCTTAGAGAAGTTTGCAGCAATCCATGTAGCGTCAGTGATGGTTAAATCATAATCACCACCACCATTATCAACGACACTAGAAACAGTTCCTAATGCACCAGTTCCATCACCGTGAAGGATGATAGAAGCCCATCGGTTAAAAGACTCGACAGTCTTTCTTACTGTTTCAGCAGTGTTCTTGAAGAATGCACCCTCGTCTGATGCAGCAGCCTTGATAGACTCTCTGTCATACAATGCTCGAGCGTATACTTTCTTCGCTGTGAAGTTGACATCTTCGACTTCACCGACGTTAGCTTCAGGAAGACTTCCTGCACCAACACCACCTTGGAAAGATAGCTCCATAGGGAACTCCATCTTCTTTCCAACAAAGTCGTACGATTTTTTGATTCGCCCAAGGGCGACGTTAGCTGAGTTGTATGCGTTCTCAGACCGCTTACCATACTTAATCTTATAAAGATTGGTGAGGTCGGTCAGGTTAAACGCAGTTTCAGCTGCATTTCCAGTAGCCATTTATATGCCTCCATTGCAGCAGAGGCATACTTTGCCCCTGCTAAGTAAAGTCCCAACCTATAGCGTCTTCTGGCTCTAGGTTACTTATCTCACTTATTGCAGAGGCTGCCCTTTCCGATTTGCCCTGATTAGTTGGGGTCTTACTCGGGGTCTCACTAGCTTGAACAGGTTCTTTGTCCAAACCAAGGTATTCTCGGAGTACTTCTTTTTTATCATTCACAGAATAGTCATAATCTGCAACCGTAAAAATGTTATTTATTAGGTTTTCTTTATCATCGTAATTAGGCGCAACTGCTTCTATCGCTTGTGCAATTCGCTCTTCCTTCGCACTATCTAAATAAAATGTGCAGACTGCCTGAGTTGCTTTTTCAGGAGTTAACTGTCTAATTACCTTCATAGCCTGTTCATTTTGGCGTATATGGCTGTACGCTTCTTCGAACTGACGCTCAGATAATCCAGATGCGTAGATAATGTCCTGTAGACCTTTCTTAACCTCAGCTCGTCTAGTAGCCTCACGGTCTACATCCTCTCGCTCTTCTAGTTGGCTTTTAGCATGAGCAGCTTCCTTCTCAGCCCAATACGCCTTCTCCTCGGCTTCTGTCATGTTAGCAACGCCATCAGCTGACTCCATGACATGCTTTATGATTTGACGCTCGAACTCTACGGGATTAACACCTGCCATTTTTGCCAAGGAAGCAATCGCACCAGAATACTCTCCAGCATCAGCAGCATCTTGCAGTTTCTTGATTTCGTTGAGAACAAGCTGCTCATTCTTGTTAAAACGAGCCACAACATCGTTCTCCCAAGTCTTTTTTTGCTTATCAAACTCGGTAAAACGGCGGTTTATTTCTTTTTGACCTATGTAGTCATCAACTAAAGAACCGAGAGGAACAGCCTGTCCGTTGATTTGCACTTCCATATTAGCTTCATATTCGCTGTCTCCCAGCTGAATCATACGAACATTTTTACTGTCCTCTACGGTATCTATTATTTCCCTCGGGGTCTCGGTCTCCTCTTGCCCTTCTTCGTTCCGCAGCCCATTACTATCCTCCTCTGATATGTCAAATCCAGTCAGTTCACCCGACGTGTCTTCGACTGTTTCTGCTCCAAAATCCTCCACTGAGGACATTTCAATGCCTTCTCCCGGTGCTCCGAAAAGCCCATCGTCTGGCATTGCTATTGATGTTTCTGGTGTTGTTGTGGTGCTCTCTGTTGTTGGTTCGCTCATAAAGTCCCTTATGGTTGTTCGTTTTCTACTTCTGCTACAGGTTCAGCTGGCAGCTCCATTCCCGGCTCTAATCCCTCCTGAGGAGGCATCTCGCCCTGTGCCATCATAGCCTGTGCTGTTTGCATATCCATTCCCATACCCTGTGGCATTGCTGGCTGTGGAGGCTGTACCTGCCCTGTAATCAAGTATGCCTGTTCCTCTGGTGTAGGAGTATAGAACATCGGGAATCCCGACAATGTTCGTAATTCAGCCAATGCTTCTGGGTTGTTCATAGCAGATTCAAGCAAGAATACCTCGTGAACTAAGATATGCTCCGCCATTCGACGCTTGTACTCAGTTGGCACATCCTCCTTGTAGAATCTGCCCTGTATCACGATTGTATGCGCTCTCCAATGCACCATGTGCTGTTCATAGACATCTGGCGCACTGACCTCCTCACCACGCAACAGCTCCTCATTCTCGCTCTCAGCAGAACGTAGAGCTGCCGTAGCAATATCATAAAACTTCTCAGGTGCTCCCAGCTCGAGCAAGTCAGCAATCTGCTCACGGCTTAATAGCCCCGGGATGTTCTGTGCCAAGTCGATAACCTGCTGGGTTCTACCAGCTCGGCTGTCAGATAACGCAGTAGTATTCTGGATAATGATGCTGTATGGACCAGAAAGGTTCACATTTGCCAGCGTCTTTATCTGATACTGATTGTTGTTCCCCAGTATCCGCACCAAACGGCTCTCATCAGCTGGCTCATCAGTCTTGTAGTAGTCTCCAGCTACGGCTATAGCCATCTCATTGACTTCTACAATGAAGTTGTTGTGCTTAACAATACTGGTGTTGGCTCGTTGTAGTTCCTGCTCCTCAAGGAACTGGAGGGCAATACCAGCTCGAATTCCTGGAGGCGGAGCACCTCTACTTACTCCATATACTCCTCCGACCTGCTCCATCTCTTGTTTCAGTTTATCTCGGAACGCATAGACTTCGGGAGGATTTGGCGCAAACGTGACCACCGACGGCGCAATAGGACCACGAAACGTAACAGCCGTAGCAGCATTTCCCATACTCTCAATTTTAGCAGCCCCTTCTGGCATCATGATTTTTGGATGAGCCACAAGAAAGATGTTTTTGCTAATAAGCGAGGTGGTCTTGTTGTAATTGTGTTGTATCGGCTTGAGGTGTTCAAACAAACTCATGCCATACAAACGATTGGGAACATCTATATCTGTGATTCGTACAAACGGAAATTTACCATGCGAGTACGGATATACATCCGCCATCTGCAGTACTTCATTTTCCGTGAATAATATATAAGCTCCATCTTCTAAAAATTCATCAGGTGGATATACAAATCGATAAACAACTACCTCATCTGGCTGTTTGGAATGAAAATAATCTTTCAGAAATTCATAGCTATAAACAGAACTCCTATTATCAGCTTGGACTTTCTTACCGTACTTCTTCTTGACTTCTTCAATATGTAATATTTCATGTATTTCAATAACCCATTTGCAATTTGCGTAATGTCGTTTGTTGTCAAATAATTTGAAGAACGGAGGAGCTAACGTATATTGTACGTCTCCAATTCTACCTCCCTTTTTGTCCTTGTCACCGACACGAGAGTTCCAGTCGATGTTTAGATACATCTCACCAAAAACCGCATTCCATCTTTCGATTTCTTGCAGTTTTAAATCGAACTGATTCTGCCGATTAAGCTGTCGCAGGATTAAGTCAGCAAATTGCGCCGACTTCTTATCTTCAAACTCGTCATTTACAGGTAATGCTTTTACGTTGCTTTTGAATCGACTTAGTCGAGCAATACGCTGTTCTGTTAGGTCAAACATGTGATTAACGACCAACGGAACTTTCTTCGGAGCAATCTTCTCTTCTCGATTTCCACCTAAGCTTAGGCGGTATTCTTTGCTCTGGTCATATTGCCCAGTGTACCAAAGTAAATTATTAAACAGCTGTTCTATTCTATCTTGGTTTGATGACTCGAGCAGCGGATATGTGTTTTCAAACCATTTCAAAAATTTCTTTGGTGACTTAACAACATTATCTACCCACGGGGGTATAATGGTTTTGGAACCTTGTTCTAATTCTTCTGCTGGTGTATCAAACATTAGTTTTCATCCATAAATGCATCGTCAACATCAAGATGCCCACGACTCGCCTCAAATAACTTATCCAAACTTTCTTCCAAATCCTTTTGGCTTATGTTGCTGCCTTCATAGGGGTGTGGAGGCTCTAATTCCTCTACGTTAGTCGTTGGATTTACAAAGTATGCTTTGTGGGTACTTTGCTCCATTGCCTTGACTTTGGTAAGTGCCTCCATTGCCATGTCCAATGCTTTTTCCGCTACCTTCTCTGCTACACTTGCTCGTACTAACGCTTGTTCTAATTTGTCGCTCACCATTCAAACTCCGTATCGTCAAATATATTAATATCTTTACCAAACATGATATCCGATTGCTGTCTCCATGCCATCATGTCCTGCTCAAGAGTCACGTATCGTTTCCTCTCTTCTGGCTCTGGCGCAACATCTTCATTTATTTCATACCGACTACACGTCAATAAGTACCGAAAACAGTCTATTAAGTGGTCATCTTTTTTTGGTATTCTTCCCCTTTCGTCTCGTACATAATTCTCCAGTTCCCACATCAGATTCTCGCATCGGTCGCTTATGGTAAGGAGATTCTTGACCCGAGCCACGTCCTTCAACATACTGATGCCAAGCTCTTTGTCCGCAGCAAATTTTCCTGCTGGCTGACAATAAACCCCATATCGACTCAAGACTTCGTTCCCGAACCATGCTGCTGCGTCGTCATAATATACACGCCAAGCACCTTCTCTCGCGTGAAAATGCTTCGCTTTACTTACTACCGTCGTCCAGATGTGGTCTGTACTCGTCTTATATTGGTCTTTCTCGTAGATTTCGTCTAGCAGATAAATTTGAGAGGAATATGGGTCGATAGCTGCAAATAACCCAGCAAAACAGGTCGCAGTACCGGGGTCGAGGATAATATAATACTCCAGCTTACCTTCATGATTGTCTAATAGTTGTTGAACATGGAAATCAGGCTTCATGTGCTCTGTACGAGTGATATTAGGAACAACCCGACTTCTACCCCCAAATGCCAGCTCCGCCTCATATTCGCGTAACCAGCGCTCTTTATCGCCTCGTTCGTAATACTTACGCTTCTCCGTATTCAGCCACTTATGCGCCTCCGCCTCGTCTTTAATACCAGCTACAAATGGGTTCTCCCACGCCGTGCCATGGATATGCGCCCAGTCGTTATCACCTTTAATGTCGTTCAATAGCTGCACGTAGAAGTTGTCGGGGTAGTCAGGAGGAGTACCGATGCAAATTAAAACACCGTTTAGGGAACGTAGGTTCGGATAGGCAGCATCGTAGAAACGAGGGTCTTGGTCTTTCATCTCATCAAGTATCATCGCGTGATACTCGGTCCCTCGATAGGCTTCGTAGTTTTCCGACCCATCAACCTTGATAAACCCATTGTTCAGCTTAATACGCAGCTCAGAGTCCATTATCTGCTCTACGTACTCCTCTGGTCCAAAGTTCTTAAGACGACCATTCTGCCACATAATCTCCTTCTGCTGCTTCTGCGAAGGACCAATAATATAAACTTGAGGGTTGTCTGTGGTAAGAGCTATCCGCCATGCGATATACATGCATAACTCTGTTTTACCGAATTTGCGTCCAGCACGTATGAATAAGCGTTTTTTCTTATCTCGAAATATCGCCCTTCCTGCTTTCAGTTGC